TGGACCTATCTCTCTCGAAAATACTGAGGGAGCAGAGGTACTTATTTTGTCTGGTGATATTTGTGTCGCTAATGATTTGCGTGAACGTGACACCTATAATGTCATGGGCGAACACACCAAGTCAAATAAATTTCACACATTTTTTCAAGAATGCTGTGCCAGATTTCCACATGTAATTTACATCGCAGGTAACCATGAACACTATCATGGTGACTATGCCACAACCATTTCTATTTTGCGTGAACGCCTTGGCTACTTGGTGAATCTTCATGTTCTTGAAAAGGAATACGTTGAACTCAATGGTGTATGTTTCGCTGGCGCTACTCTTTGGACTGATATGAACAAAGAAGACCCAAACACATTGTATGGTATCAAAGGCTATATGAATGATTATCGCATCATTGAGAATAGCAATGAGGTTGTCCATTATAAAACGCCAGTGTATGGTCGCAAAGAAGATGGTTCAATGGATTATGATAATGTTGTGAGTATGGAATTTCACACTCGTTTTGCAAAATTTTCACCAGAAGAATCTGTGAAGGATCACAAGGCGGCTTTGCAATTTATCAAAGATTCTATTGCATCTCGTCTTGATATGCCTTGGGTTGTTTGTGGTCATCACGCACCTAGCAAACTATCCACCAAACCTCAGTATGAAGATGATGTAATGGTCAATGGTGCATACAGTTCTAATTTGACTGAATTTATTCTTGATCATCCACAAATCAAATTGTGGACTCATGGACATACTCATCATAATTTTGATTATATGATTGGGTCTACTCGTATTGTTGCAAATCCTCGTGGCTATATAAATTACGAAGCGCAAGCTGATAATTTTGAACTGCAATTTTTGGAGATATAATGCTAAAACCTAACTCAACTTTTAAAATGCCTGGTTATGTCAAGCGCCGTATGGCTACTATGGTAAATGATAATGAACGCCATGAATACAAACGAATGATGATTCAAGCCATACTTCATGGTGAACAAGTTGTTGCACCAAAAGAGAAAAAGAAAAAAGGTAGAGTTCTTGAAACAGAAACTGATTGATGCTTACATGAAAACGGCTGAGGTATTCGCAGAACTATCCTCGGCTCGTAGGCTTCATGTTGGTGCGATTGTTGTAAAAGATGATCGCATCATTTCTATTGGTTACAATGGAACACCTTCTGGTTGGGATAACAACTGTGAAGATTCTGTTTGGAATGTTCACGATGGCAGTTCAAAATTGGTAACGAAACCTGAGGTACTTCATGCTGAAACAAATGCAATTGCTAAGTTGGCAAAATCAACTGAATCTGGCAATGGTGCTACTCTTTTTGTCACTCATGCCCCTTGCTTGGACTGCGCCAAGTTGGTATATCAAAGTGGCATCAATTCTGTGTTTTATCGCAATAGTTATCGCAATGAAGATGGCATACACTTCTTGGAAAAATGTAATGTGAAAGTTGAAAAAGTATGACAAAACGTGTATTGATTACTGGTGCCGCAGGATTTATCGGGCATCATCTTGTTGAATATCTAATTGAAAAAACTGGTTGGGATATTGTCTGTCTTGATAAGTTGAATTACTCAGGTAATCTCAATCGCCTAAATGATGTACTGAGTAAATATGATAATGAAACACTCAGTCGTGTTAAAATTGTATATCATGATTTGAGAGCAGAGATTGGTGAGACAACATCTAATTTAATTGGTGATGTAAATTACATTTTACACTTAGCCGCATCTTCTCATGTGGATCGATCAATCAAATATCCTGATGAATTCGTGCTTGATAATATTGTGGGCACACTTAACATACTGCAATTTGCTAGAAATCATCTTGGTCTGGAACGATTCATTTATTTTTCTACTGATGAAGTGTTTGGTTCTGCACCAGAAGGCGTTGAATTCAAAGAATATGATCGTTACAATGCTGGCAATCCATACTCTGCATCTAAAGCGGCTGGTGAAGAATTGTGTACTGCATTTCATAACACATACAACATGCCAATTTATGTCACGCACACAATGAATGTGTTTGGTGAGAGACAGAATCCAGAAAAGTTTATTCCATCATGCATTCGTAAAGTTCGTAATGACGAATCAATGCCGATGTATGTTGACAGCGAACTACAAGTTTCTGCATCACGCCATTATGTTCATGCCAAAGATGTGGCTGATGCAATCAATTTTATTCTTAGACTTAACCCCATGCACATTAAAACTGATGGATATGCTGGAGTGAAAATTCCTAAATTTAATATTGTCAGTCATGAAGAATATAACAATATGGATGTTGCGAAAATGATTGCTGATTCAATTGGCACTAATTTGAAATGGCATCCAGTTCCAAATATGCGACCAGGTCATGACACTCGTTATAGTTTGTCTGGTGAGTATATGAAGTCTCTTGGATGGGAACCTAAAATTTCATTCAAAGATCGTATTCATGACATGGTTCAATGGAGTCTTAAAAATGACAAGTGGCTCAAGTAAAACTTATACTGCAAATGTAGTTGATATTTTAGAAAATGGCGATGCAATTTTAGAATTGCCACAAGATTTATTGGATGAAGTGGGTTGGAAAGAAGGTGATACGCTAAATATCAAAGATAGTAATGGCACTATTATTTTATCTAAGGTGACTGATGGCAAACAAGAGACAACCCAGAAATGATGATTCAGGTGATCAATCGATAAGTACGGGCAGAATTAACAACACACTCAGAATAAAACTAGATCATTTAAAAACATTTGACCCACTAACAGAAACCCAACAAAAATTTTTTGAAGCATATAAGCGAGGCGATTACTTCATTGCCTTACATGGCGTAGCAGGAACAGGTAAAACTTTCTGTGCCATGTATAAGGCATTGGAAGAAGTTATGGATAAAAACAATCCATTTTCAAAAATAATTGTTGTTCGTTCAGCAGTTCAGTCGAGAGAAATTGGTCATTTGCCGGGTGATGTTTCTGAGAAGATGGAAATATATCAACAACCTTATCGTCAAATTTGTGAGACTTTATTTGATAGAAAAGATGCATGGGATAGATTAGAAGAACAAGGACATATTGAATTTATTTCTACATCTTTTATTCGCGGTATGTCATTCGATGATGCAATCATTATTGTTGATGAAATGCAAAACATGACATTTGAAGAAATTGATACAGTTATGACCCGTGTTGGTTATCGTTCAAAAATTATTTGGTGTGGTGATTATCGTCAAACAGATTTAAACAAAAAGAAAAATGATGTGTCTGGTATTTTAAGGTTTTTTGATATCGCACATCACATGAAAGCATTTACTAGATTCGAATTTACGCCAGACGATATCGTTCGTTCTTCTCTAGTGAAAGATTATATTTTAGCAAAACTTCAATATGAAGATTTAATTGAGGATAAGAAACATGCTGGTTCTTCCTGATAATATGATAGGTAAGCCTGTTGGGTTTACCTGTTCGACTTTTGATTTGTTACATGCTGGACACATTTTGATGTTAGCTGAAGCAAAAACTATTTGTGACTATTTGATTGTGGGATTACAAAATGATCCTACACTTGATCGTCCTGGCACAAAAAATAAACCAGTTCAATCTGTTGTTGAGCGATATGTACAATTGCAGGCTGTAAAGTTTGTAGATGAAATTATTGTGTACAACACGGAAAAAGACCTTGAAGATTTATTGATGTTCTTACCATTTAATATTCGTATCATTGGTGAAGAATATGAAGGTAAAGAATTTACTGGTAAACATATCTGTGAAGAAAGAGGAATCAAAGTTTGGTACAATTCACGCAAACATCGTTTTAGTTCTAGTGAATTGCGTCAAAGAACCTATCAATCTGAATTGAATAAAACGACAGGACTTAAAAATGAGTAAAACATTTACTGATGTTATGGTGTTTATGAATGCTGTTGGACAAACAACAAGAGAATATAATTTATCACAATCATCACTCTATCATAGACTTATTTGTGAAGAATTTAACGAATACATTCAAGCCAAAAATGCAAATGATGAAGTCGAAGAAATTGATGCGTGTTTTGATATGATATGGGTTATTGTTGGATACATGCTATCAAAAGGTTGGGATTGCGAAGCAATTTGGGATGAGGGCGCCAAGAGTAATTTGGCTAAGATTGATAAAGTAACTGGCAAAGTTCTAAAGAGAGAAGACGGAAAAGTCTTGAAGCCTGAAGGATGGCAACCGCCAAACTTCAGTAAATTTGTTAAATGATCGTCATTAATAAATTCAATTAGATTTTCTTTTTAATTGATGTATACTATGACTAAGTATTGATATGCAGTCAATGCTAAATTTGTTTTTAAGGAGAAAATTATATGTTAACCGTAGGTGATAAATTAGAATCGTTCACAATTACTGGTGTAAAACCAGGTCAGCCAGAAAATCCATTTTTCGATATTACAGAAAAGTCATTTGAAGGCAAATGGAAAGTCATCGTTTACTATCCAAAAGACTTTACATTCGTATGCCCAACAGAGATTGTTGCATATGATAAGTTGTTCCAAGATTTTGAAGATCGTGATGCAGTTCTCTTGACTGGTAGCACAGACAATGAGTTTTGTAAAGTTGCATGGCAAAACGCACACGAAGACTTGAAGAAAATCAAACATATTCAGTTTGCTGATACTAGTCGCACATATGACACATCGTTGATCGAACAACTTGGTGTATTCTATTATCCAGCAGGTGCGGCTCTACGTGCAACATTCATTGTTGATCCAGATAATGTTATTCAACACATTACTGTCAACAACTTAAACGTTGGTCGTAATCCAGAAGAAACTCTACGTGTTCTTGATGCACTTCAAACTGGTGAACTCTGTGCTTGCAATCGTAAAGTTGGTGGGGAGACACTCTGATGGAACAATTGATTGACAATATTGTTGATCAATTAAAAACAGCGATACCAGATTATGCTAAAGACACCAAACTTAATTTGGATGCTGTACTAAAACGAAGCACACTTGATAAAGAAGAAGCTATTCTGTGTGCTTTGTCTGCGGCTTTTGCGACAGGTAACGGTAAGTTAGTTAGTTGGTTACAAACAATGATTAGTAGTGAAGGTATTCAATATGAACCCGCACTTACTGCTGGATCAATTATGGCTCAAAATAACGCATGGTATCCATATGTTGAAATGACAGAAGATGCACAATTAGAAGGTCTTCCTGCACAGTTGCGTATGAATGCGATTGCAACAAATGGTGGCACAACCAAAGAACGTTTTGAAGCATATAGCCTTGCGGCAAGTATTGTCGGCAAATGTCATTTTTGCGTAAAAGCACACTATGATACTTTGAAAAGGCACGGCTATACTGTTGAGAAATTGCGTGACATTGGTCGTATTGCGGCAGTAATGAATAGTGTGGCAAAAGTATTGAACTCATAATTGCCACACTTGTTGAATCTTTTTGCTATAATAGCATATCTATTTTTTATGAGGATAAAATATGAACATTCGTGATATCGCCAAGAAAGTCGCCATTGAGAATCAACTTCCGAGGGCAGAAAAGTATGATCTGTTCCTTCGTGAGTATGATAACTCTGTTGAGGTTCTTGGTCTTGTTCAGGACCCCACCATCAATTTCAAAGAATTTGAGGGTAGAGAGATGCTAATTCCTAAGCGTTGGGTCACCATTGGTGTTCTGCCAGAAAGCACAAAGGTACCAGCATGACAATTAAACTGATTACATTCAAAACTACTCAAACTATTTTGGGTAAAGTTGAAGATAGATTGAACGCATATATCATCAAAGAACCTGTTCAAGTTATTATTCAGCCAACAAAAGAAGGTCCGATGATGGGCTTTGCGCCATTCTTGGAATATGCACAAGAATTTAAGAATGGGATTGAAATTGCAAAGTCTGATGTTCTTTGCATTACCACGCCAATTATCGAATTAGAAAATCAATACAATCAAGTATTTGGATCAGGCATTCAAATTGCCTCGTCAATCCCAAAACTGTGATATAATAAATGAATGAGTAGATATTACACTAATGTTTCAGTCTATGGTAGCAACATTCTCTACCGTGGAGTAAAAGATGGCCGGAGAGTAAAGATGAAAATTCAATACTCTCCGACTTTGTTTTTGCCAGCTAAAAAGAAAACTGATTGGACAAATTTGTATGGCGAATATCTTGAGCCAATGAAATTTGAAACCATTCGTGAGGCTAGAGATTTTGTCAAACGATATAATGAAGTTGAAAACTTTACAATCTATGGTAACACTCGCTATGAATATGCTTTCATCGCAGAAAATCATCCAGAAGAAACCATTGATTGGAATTTAGATCATCTTTGCATTGGTAATCTAGATATTGAGGTGGGTTCTGAAAATGGTTTTCCAGAACCTAGGTATGCTAATGAACCTCTCACCTCAATCACAATTCATCTTTCAACTACAAACAAATATCATGTGTTTGCTTGTGGTGATTATGTACAACATCGTGATGATGTAGAATATACAAAATGTGATGATGAGTATCAACTTGTCAAATCATTTCTTCGTTTGTGGAAAGAATATTATCCAGATGTTCTAACTGGTTGGAATGTCAAAGGCTTTGATATTCCCTATCTCGTAAATCGTATTTCAAAACTTCTAGGTGAAGATATTGCAAAAGAACTTTCACCATGGAACACTATAAATCAAAGAGAAGAAACATTCTATGGAAAGACCATTCCTACTTTTGATATTTTTGGTATCTGTGTGCTTGATTATCTTCAACTGTTCAGGAAGTATGCACCAAACTATTCCCAAGAATCATATCGACTCGACCACATTGCACAGGTTGAAGGTGTAGGTCAGAAAATTTCATACGATGAGTATGATAATCTTTTCGACTTGTATAAAAAGAATCATCAAAAGTTTATTGAATATAACATCCGAGATGTTGAACTTGTGTTCAAACTGAATGCAAGAGGTAAACTTATTGATATGGCATTGACTTTGGCTTATGATAACAAAGTAAACTTTGATGATGTGTTTGCACAAGTTACCATGTGGGATGCAATTACTTTTAATCATTTGTCGAAAAAGAATATTGCAATACCACCAAAGAAAGATTCGCAAAAAGATTCTGCATATGAGGGTGCATATGTGAAAGACCCTCAGATTGGCATGTTCAATTGGCTTGCGTCATTTGACTTGAACAGTTTGTATCCGCATTTGATTATGCAATACAATATCAGCCCAGAAACTTTGATTGAGCATTATAATTATACTGATGAAATGAAGTCGATTATAATGCAAGGTGTAAATGTTGATAAACTTTTGAAATGTCAAATTGACACATCAAGGCTATCAAACGCCACCATGACACCAAACGGACAGTTTTTTCGAACCGACAAACAAGGCTTCTTGCCTGAGATTATGGAAAAAATGTACAATGATCGTGTCGTATATAAAAAGAAAATGCTTGAGGCACAACAAAATTATGAGAATGCAAAGAATGAACAAGATAAAAGAGAATATTCAAATCTTGCCTCTCGTTACAAAAATTTGCAACTTGCAAAGAAAGTTGGTCTGAATTCAGCGTATGGTGCGTTGGGTAATCAGTATTTCCGTTTCTTTGATACAAGACAGGCTGAAGGCATCACACTAGCCGGTCAATTATCCATTCGTTGGATTGAAAATAAAATCAACGAATATATGAATAAACTTTTGAAAACGGAAAATGATTATGTTGTCGCCTCAGATACAGATTCGATTTATCTCAACCTTGGTCCATTGGTTGAAAAAGTGTATGGTACTGGAGGCATTGTATCGCTCTCAGGAGAAAAAGTCATTGCCTTCATGGATAAAATCTGTGAGGAGAAGATTCAACCTTTTATTGATCAGAGCTATCAAGAACTCGCTTCGTATGTTCATGCGTATGCCCAAAAAATGCAAATGAAGCGTGAAGTATTGGCTGACAAAGCAATTTGGACCGCCAAGAAGCGTTATATTCTAAATGTATATAACTCTGAAGGTGTTCAATATGCAGAGCCAAAACTAAAAATCTCTGGCATTGAAGCAGTCAAATCTTCAACGCCATCTGCTTGTCGTGAAAAAATTAAAGAAGCATTGCAAATTATTCTAAAGGGTAACGAATCTCAGATTCAAGACTACATTGAAAATTTTCGTCAAGAGTTTATTAAGTTGCCAGCCGAAGATATTTCTTTTCCAAGAACTGTCAATGGACTCAAAGAATATGGCGATATTAAAATGATCTACAAAAAAGGCACACCGATTCATGTTCGTGGTGCTTTGATTCACAATCATACTATTGAACAATTGAAGATTGGCAAAACTGTTCAAAAGATTCAAGAAGGCGAGAAGATTAAGTTTATTTACCTTAAAGAACCTAATCCAATGCAGACTGATGTTATTTCCTTTTTGAACCGCTTACCTAAAGAATTTGACATAGATAAGTATATCGACTATAATTTGCAATTTGAAAAATCTTTTGTTGATCCCTTGAGAATTATTCTTGACTGTATTGACTGGAAGCCAGAGAAAATCAATTCACTCGACAGTTTCTTTGGTTAATATTAGGAGTTTTATTTTATGAGTTTACTTGAAAAAATCAAAAAGAATAGCACAATCAAAGACGCATCTATTCTTTCCAAATCTAAGTTTTTCACCGAAAAGGACATGATTCCTACATCTATTCCTATGGTGAATGTTGCGTTGTCTGGTCGCCTTGATGGTGGCCTAACACCAGGTCTTACAATGTGGGCAGGTCCATCAAAACATTTTAAGACAGCTTTTTCTCTATTGATGGCCAAATCTTACATGGAGAAATACGATGAAGCAGTCCTTCTTTTCTACGATTCTGAATTCGGTACGCCACAATCTTACTTTGATACTTTTGGGATTGATACAGATAGGGTTTTACATACTCCTATTACCGACATTGAGCAATTGAAATTCGATATTATGAATCAACTTCAAAATCTAGAACGGAATGACCGTTTGATTATTGTTGTTGATTCAATTGGTAATTTGGCTTCAAAGAAAGAAGTTGAAGATGCACTGGATCAAAAATCAGTTGCCGACATGTCAAGAGCAAAACAAATTAAATCCTTGTTTCGTATGGTCACACCACACCTGACTATGAAAGATATTCCAATGATTGTTGTCAATCACACATATAAAGAAATTGGAATGTTTCCTAAAGACATTGT